TTTTTCTTAAAGGACTAATTATGGCTCTGCCCGATTACGCTCCGTCTCGCCTTGGTCAAGTTAATGCCGCTGGCGATGATCGTGAGTTGTTTCTTAAACTGTTCGCTGGTGAAGTTCTGACTGCCTTCGAACATACCAACATTGCAATGCCCCTGCACCGTGTTCGCACGATCAGCAAGGGTAAGTCTGCAACGTTCCCTCTGACTGGCTACGCATCTGCTGAGTACCATACTCCTGGTACGATGATTGACCCGAACAAGGTCAAGCATGGCGAGCGTATCGTTACTGTTGATGACCTGCTCATCAGCCCTCTGTTCATCGCTTCCATCGACGAGGCCATGAACCACTACGACGTCCGTGGCATCTACGCCAAGGAAGCTGGCTCCGCGCTGGCTCGTCAGGCTGACCGCAACATCTTCCGTACCATCGCTAAAGCTGCCTTCATTACTGACGGCACTAAGGCTGCTGCCGAGTTCGGTACTGCCTTCGATGACGAGGTGTACACCGCCAACCAGACTATCGGTGCTTTGGCTGCTGACGCCACTGACCCCGCCAAGATCGTTTCCGCGATCTACAAGGCTGTCGAAGAGTTCACCAAGAAGAACGTTCCCTTCGACAACGCTGTCGTTGTTCTGGCTCCTGAGCAGTACTTCGCTCTGCTGAACGTATCGGACATCACCAAGGCTTCTTGGTTGAACCGTGACGTTGGCGGCGCTGGTTCTGTTGCTGGTCGTCAGGTTCCGATGGTTGCAGGCTTGCCTGTTCTCATGTCGAACCACCTGCCCCAGACCAACCAGACCACGACTCTGTCTGATGGTGACGAAGCTCCCATCACTGCTAGCCGTGCTGGTAAGTACAAGGGCGACTTCGCGAAGATCAAAGGTTTGATCTTCACTCCTGACGCTGCTGCTTCCGTCAAGCTCATGGATTTGGGTCTTGAGTCTGAGTATCAGATCGAGCGCCAGGGTACGCTGATCGTCGCTAAGTACGCGATGGGTCACAACATCCTGCGCCCTGCTTGCGCCCAGGCATTGTTGTCTGCCTAACCCTAAGGGGGAACTCCAGAAATGGGGTTCTCCCTTTTTTTTCGAGATTACTATGACGCCTACCACGAAACTAGAAGCCGTCAACATCATGCTGTCCAGCATTGGCGAAGCCCCTGTGAACTCTTTGGCTTCAGGTCTGGTGGACGCTGAGATGGCAGAAACCATCCTCAATGCTTCAAGTCGCGAAGTTCAATCCCGTGGCTGGAAGTTCAACACTGAAAAGAAATTTAGAATCACGCCTAACACTGATGGCGAGATTCTGCTCCCTACGAATACCCTGAAGGCTGATCTTACAAAAGAAACAGCTGAGCTTGACCTCGTTCAACGAGGCAACCGAATGTACAACCTCCTCGCTCATTCCTACAAAGTGAATGCGAGCGTGGAACTTGATCTGGTGCTGTTCCTAGACTTTGAGCTGCTCCCTGAAGCCGCTCGTCACTACATCACCATCAAAGCAGCTCGTGTGTTCCAAGACCGTACCGTGGGCTCTGAAGCCCTCCACGGCTTTCAAGAGCGTGATGAGCTAGCAGCTTTGATCGAGATGAAAGACGCCGAAGGCGACACTGGCGACTACAACATCTTCACCAACTACGCCGTTGCGCGTGTTCTTGATCGCTCCATTTCAACCCCTATTAGTCGAGGCTAAGGATGCCACTGATTTCCGATTCCATCCCCAACCTCATCAACGGCATTTCACAGCAGCCCCCGTCGCTTCGTCTGAAGACGCAAGCTGAGGTTCAAGAGAATGGGCTGTCTAGCGTTGTGGATGGATTGCGGAAGCGTCCCCCTACTGAACATATCGCCAAGCTGGCTAACATCACCACGGCTGACGACGCGTTCATCCACACCATCCGCCGAGATGAGGATGAGCTGTACATCGTGGTCATCACCAAGACCCAGATTCTGGTCTACGATAAAGACGGTGTGCAGCGTAACGTCACTGGTAACGCTACATATCTCGCTGGCCTCACCAACCCTGCTCAGCAACTGACGGCTACGTCTATCGCTGACTACACCTACATCGTGAACAAGAACGTCACGGTGCAGAAGAGAGCGGACAAGTCCCCTAAGCGGAACCCAGAAGCTCTCGTGTACGTACGCCAGGGTGACTACAGTACTGACTACAAGGTTACCCTCAACTGGGGCACTGGTAGCACCACAGTCACCAAGACGACCCTGGATGCCGCTGTGGCCTCCAACCAGAGTGACGTGAAGACCAACAAGATTGCTTCTGACCTGAAGAATGCCCTGGTCTCGAATGCTCCTAGCTCCATCTTCAACATCGAGTTGTTCCAAAACACCATCTTCATCGAGCGCAAAGACGGCGCGGGTGACTTCACCCTAACAGTCGAGGACTCTCGCGGTAACACCTTCTTGAAAGGCTTCAAGGAGCAATGCGCAGACTTCCTCGACCTTCCGCCTACTGGCAAGCTTGGTTTCAAGATCAAGATTGCTGGCAGCTCGAAAGACCAAGAGGATGACTACTTCGTCTCTCTGCAAGACCCTCAAGGAAGCGGTACGTACGTCTGGCGTGAAGACCTCGCAGATGATCAGCATCTCGGTCTGGACAAGGCCACGATGCCCCACCAGCTGGTCAAGCAGACGGATGGCTCATTCGTGTTCCAGCAGGGACAGTGGGATGATCGAACGGTAGGTGACGACTTCACCAACCCTTTCCCCACGTTCGCTGGCAACAAGATCAACGACGTATTCTTCCACCGTAACCGCCTGGGCTTCCTGAGCGACGAGAATGCCATCTTCAGCGAAGCTGGAGAGTATGGAAACTTCTTCCTCAAGACTGTCCTGACGGCGCTAGACTCCAACCCAATCGACGTCGCGGTTTCAAACAACCAGGTCTCGATCCTGAAGCATGCGATCCCGTTCAACGAGTCGCTGCTGCTGTTCTCTGACCTAACCCAGTTCGTCCTGAAGTCTGGTGACCTGCTCACCCCTGAGAACGTCTCTATCGACGTCACCACGCAGTTTGAAGCGTCGCTACGCGCCAAACCTGTGGGTGCAGGGCGCTTCGTGTTCTTCGCTTTCAAGCGAGGCGCATGGTCTGGCGTACGTGAGTACTACGTCGAGCAAGCCACGGACTCCAACACCAACGCTCTGGATATCACCGCACACGTACCTCAGTTCGTGCGTGGGGAGATCAAGAAGCTCGCTGCAAGCTCTAACGAAGAGACCCTGCTGGCAATCAGCGCAGATGATCCAAACGCGATGTACGTCTATCGCTATTACTGGTCATCTTCAGAGAAGCTCCAAGCTTCCTGGTCGCGCTGGACGTTTGATGGGCAGCTCCTGAATGCTGACTTTAACCAGAGCGACATCTTCGTGCTGATCCAGCGCCCTGACGGCGTGTACCTGGAGCGCATCAACCTTTCGCGTGATGTCACCAGGGCAATGACTACGACGCAGTTCCCAGTTCACCTGGATCGTCGGGTCATTCTCGAAGGTGCTGGTGCTACCCTTCCGTACACCGCAGACGCTATCGTCTACGTGAGCGTGAACGGTAAGCTGCTCTCTGAGAGTGCTGTGGCAACGGAGCTGGCTGCAGGGCGCAAGGTCTTTGCAGGTGTCCCATTCCGCTTCAGGTATCGCTTCTCCGAGATTGTGATGAAGAAGGAGAACGAACCGATCACCATTGGGCGGCTGCAGATCAGAAACCTTTCGGTGGTCTACTTCGATACTGGCTACTTTGAAGCTCATGTTTCACCAAAGAACCGAGATACGTCAGTGGTTGTTTTCACTGGACGTGTGCTTGGCTCCGTCAACAACACCCTTGGCTCTGTCCCCCTCGAAACTGGCACGTTCCGTGTACCAGTGCTGGCTAAGAACGATCAGGTTGTCATCGAATTGATTTCTGACTCGTTCCTACCTTGTGCATTCCAGTCCGCTGAGTGGGAGGGCTACTACGTACTGAGATCAGGAAGACAATAATGGCTTACTACAGACCCGCTCGATGGGAAGATATTGCAGCGCTCGCTCCGACTATTCGTGAGCAGGATCGTACTGAAATTTGGCATAGCCACGGTATGACACCCCAGGAGGGCTTGGAGTTTTCCTTCGATAAGGCTGTAGAAGCGCACTCGATCATCAGTGACAAAGAGGAAGTCATCGGGATGTTCGGTGTTGGGGAGGTAACTTCCCGCATCGGAGTCCCGTGGCTACTCGCATCGGACGAGCTGCCCAAGGTACAGCGGCAGTTTCTCCCAGAATCTTTGAAGTGGGTTGAGCGTGTAAATGATCGCTACGACCTACTCTACAACTACGTCTATGCAAAGAACACGACCAGCATTCGCTGGCTTAAATGGCTGGGCTTTGCTTTCATTCAGAAAATTGACAACTGGGGAGTTCACCCAGCCCCATTCATTGAATTTGCAAGACATAAAGGAACTTAAATGTGTGCTGACCCAGTAACTATTGCTATGTCGGCGTTTCAGGCGGTCAAAGGAATCTCTGAGCATAACGCAGCGGTCGATAGAGCTAATGCTCAAAACCAGGTGTACCTTCAGAACGCTGCTAACGCTCGTGAAGCCCAGCTCAACGAAGTCCGCGCTTACAACAAGCGCCAGGATCAAGAAGCCCAGGCCAAAGCTCAGAAAGACCTAGAGCTGATCCTAGAGGGCGCTCAGAAACAAGCTACCGTCCAGACTGCTGCTGGTGAAGCTGGCATCTCTGGCAAAGGCGTACAGCTTATTCTTGACAACTATGAGCGCCAGCAGAGTGTTGCCCAAGGAACCGTCGCACGAAATTTTGAAGCCGTTAAAGATCAGATTGCAGCTGAGAAGGAAGGCACAAAATACACCTTTCAGAGCCGCGTAAACAGCGTCTCGAAGGGCTATGCCCCTTCAGCTCTACAGTCAGGACTAGGGATTGCCGCAAACGTCGGTGGAACCCTCTACGGCGACCCAGGTGTGAAGAAAGGCGTCAACGAAGGCGCCAAGACAATCTTTAATAAACTTTGGTCG